GTTTGATATTGATAAATCGGAATTAAATCCAATGTTGTATGAATTTCAAAAAGACATTGTGAGATGGGCTTTAAAGAAAGGAAAAGCCTGCATATTTGCTGATTGCGGTTTAGGAAAAACACCAATGCAACTTTCGTGGGCACATCAAGTTTGCACACACGCTGGTGGAATGGTTCTTATTCTTGCACCGTTGGCTGTGGCGGATCAAACGAAGCGTGAAGCTGAAAAATTTGGTTATACTGCAAAAGTTGTGGAAAGCCAATCTGAATGTATCAGCGGTATTAATATTACCAATTATGAAAAAATGGATAAATTTGTTGCAAATGAATTTGTGGGAGTTGTACTTGACGAAAGTAGTATTCTTAAATCTTATTCTGGAAAAGTCAGAACAGCAATTATTCAGAATTTTCATTCAGTTCCTTATAAGTTGGCTTGTACTGCAACACCAGCCCCCAATGACTATATGGAAATAGGAAATCACAGCGAATTTTGCGGCGTTATGACACGGTCGGAAATGTTATCAATGTTCTTTGTGCATGACGGTGGACAAACATCTAAATGGAGATTAAAGGGGCATGCAACAGATGTATTCTGGCAATGGCTGGCAACATTCAGTGTATTTGTAGATAACCCAGCAAATATCGGGTATCAAGTATCTGGCTACGATCTTCCGAAACTTAACATTAACGAAATTATTGTAGACGGAAATGAGCCGATAAAAGAATCATTAACACTTACAGAACGAAGAGAAGCCAGAAAGGAAAGTCTTGAACTTAGATGTAAAAAAGCTGCGAAACTTGTAAATAGTTCAAATGAGAAATGGCTTGTATGGTGTGATTTAAATGACGAATCAGCAAGATTAAGCGAACTGATATCTGAATCCGTGGAAGTAAAAGGCTCTGATAAATCAGAATATAAAAGCAACTCTATGTTGGCGTTTTCTGATGGAACGGTCAAATGCCTTATCACAAAGCCCAAAATTGCAGGGTTCGGCATGAACTGGCAGAATTGCCACAATATGATATTTACTGGACTTTCAGATAGCTATGAGCAGTATTACCAAGCAGTCAGACGGTGTTGGCGGTTCGGGCAAGAGAAGCCTGTGAATGTTTACATTATTATTTCCGCGAAGGAAGGCTGCGTAAAGGAAAATATTGAAAGGAAGCAATGTGATTTCCAGAAAATGCAGTCTGAAATGACAGAATTAACAAAGGAAATAACAAAAAAGAGCTTAAAAGCACTTGCCGTATAAGTACGCCTTATGAGCCAACAAAAGAAATGAAATTGCCAGATTGGGAGGAATTTACAGCATGAATGTTTTAGACCAGGTTGTTAAAGAAAAATACGCAATATACAACGGCGATTCTTGCGAAATCACAAAAGAAATCCCGGACGAAAGTATTCATTATACAGTATTTTCACCACCATTTTCTAGCTTGTATACATACAGTAACAGTGACCGGGATATGGGGAATAGTAAGGGAGATGATGAATTTTACAACCATTTTATCTATCTGGCAAAAGAACTGTATCGAATAACAATGCCCGGAAGATTACTTAGTTTTCATTGTATGGACTTGCCGCTTATGAAAGAGCGTGACGGCGTGATTGGCTTGAAAGACTTTCCAGCAATCATGCGACAGATTTTTGAAGATTGCGGATTTATTTACCATAGTAAGGTTACCATCTGGAAAAATCCAGTAACTGAAATGCAAAGAACAAAAGCATTGGGACTGCTGCATAAGCAGATTAGAAAAGATAGTGCAATGAACAGGCAGGGAATCCCGGATTATATTGTCACAATGAGAAAGCCAGGAGAAAATCCAGAACGAATTTCGCATACACACGAGACTTTTCCTGTTGATGTGTGGCAAAACTACGCAAGTCCAGTATGGATGGACATTAGGCAGAGCGATACATTACAGAAAAAATCTGCACGAGAAGATAAGGACGAACGTCATATTTGCCCTTTGCAGCTGGAAGTTATTCAGCGCTGCATTGAATTATGGAGCAATCCAGGAGATATAATTTTTGACCCATTCGGTGGTATCGGTTCCACCCCATTTGTGTCTTTAACACTTGGAAGAAGAGCAATCTCATGTGAACTTAAAGAAAGCTATTTTAAACAAATGAAAGCAAATGTAGAAGAAGCACTGAATGGAAATGTAATGGATTGCCCGGTAGGACAAATGAGTATTGAGGATTTTTTATCGTAAAACAATGTTATCAGCAAATATCAATCTTTGATTATTTAAAAGGAGAGTGATTACATGGCAGAGAATACCAATGAATGTGTTATTGAGTGGATTCCCGGAAGAGATTATGTAGGGCTTACTGCCAAGAATGGAAGTGCCTGGAAGAACAGATGCGAGGAATTAGAAAAGGAATTTCCAGAAGATGTGAAAATTATTGCCAGAAATAACGATGGATCTATTTTCGCTCACTTGCCGTATTCCTACATTAAAATCAATCCACCAAGAAAATATTCCGATGAAGCGAAAGAGAAGGCTGCGGAAAGATTAAATAAAATGCGTGCAGAAAAAAGTAATACTGCGGAAGAAGATCCGTTTTGCCTATGAATTACCGTCAGAGAAAATATAATGAGGGACAATCTGCCAGAAACGATATTTACAGTTTTCTTGTCAAGTATTTTGAGAAACACGGATATATGCCTTCTTACGAAGAAATCATGGATGGAACAGACCTTACAAAGTGTACCGTCCAGAGACATATGCGGCAATTGGAGATGGATTCTCTGATTGCCACAGAACATCCGGGAGTATCAAGAGCATACCGTTTGACGGAATACAGATACGAAAGGAAAAAATATGGGAAGCAAATTAAAGATGAAAGCACCAAAGAAAAATAGGGTGTTGGAATGCGATAACCAAATGTCACAGGCATTTGGAAGAGCAATGAAGCAATCGTACAAGGAACTACAGGAAATGCGGGATCAAGCTTACAACGATGGCTTTGATACTGGCGATAATTGGGCGACCGTAGTCAATACTGTAACAATTATGATGGCCTTGAACAAGAAACATAAGTTTTCAACAGACAGGCTTCTGGATGTAGTTCATCTTGCTAACGAGTATGTGAGGATGGCAAATAACGGAGAGAGAAGCTTTATGAGCATGATAGAGGAAATCGAAGAGAAGACGAAAATTAGATTTCCAGAAGAAACAAAAGAATTGGTCAGAAGATTTGGAGCGTAAATATTATGAAAGCAATCAAGATTATTAAAGTCATGTACCAACTGCACAATAGCGTGCCAGTTGCTTGGCGTGTGTAAAAGGCGAATGAAGAAGAAAACACCGGAACAGGAATTAGAGTTGTTAAGAGAAAGCCTATTATATGAGCGTGCTATCTGGAAACGCATCAATGAAAATGGCTGTAATGATCCGTTTTGGGCGGATGGATGCAATATGAATTTAACCAGAAATCATATTCTTTCATACAGAAATGAGATTGCAAATTGTTGCAAGGAACATAATCTTCCGCTTCCAGAAGAATATTTTCTAAAAGTACCGCCAGAAGTTGACGATAATTATATGGAAAACTTTAACCAGAAAGCCCGTGTGGATAGATTGAAACAGCAGGGCGATACATTAAGCCGGAAGAAAAAGAAGTTTATTGATGATGGACAGATGGAGTTTTGTTGATTAACCATGTAGTTGCTTACACGGGGAAAGTGAGGATGCAATGACAGAACAGGAAAAGAAAGAACTTCTGGACGAACTGGAAAAACGTATGGATGAGAAATACAAAGGTTGCCTTATCAGAGAAGATGTCGCAACCACATTAAAAGTGCCGAGAGAAAAGTGGTTCAGAGACGAGAACGGAATTGGAAGAGGTTCTCTGATGACGAATGCTTTTGATTCTTCCATTATCTCATGGCAGGTTTGGGAAACAGTCAGAAAATTGACTTGCGTTATCTGCGGCAAGCAGTATGTTAGACAGCTCGCAAATGTAGAGAATGCGGATGAGATTGCAGAGAAGCTTTGCCAGTTCGTTTATGATTTAAAGATGGATTTCAAGAAACAGGAGGACGAAAAATGTTAATTCCAACAGTACCGGCTAAAGAATTTAAAAAATTTGGTTTCAAGAAATGTGCAGGAGAGTATGGAAAATCAGAATGCTATTACCTTTGTGTCTCCAGAGGAATCAAAATGCTTTTCGTGAGCAATGAATATTTTGATGTAAATAACTGGAAGGATGATGATCCGAGGATTCATAAAAAACCAAATTGCAAATACAGAGATAAAAGAACATATCTTGATATTATTTATGAATTGATTAAAGCAGATATGCTAAAGAGTAAATTTGATAAGGAGGACGAAAAATGTTAATCAGAAGTCAGGATAAAACAGCGCTGGTAAAGTTTGAAAACATTGTAGTCAATCTAAAACTCCCAGATTCGTTGAATGTTATATGTTGGAGTTTGCAGGATGCACAGAGAAATGGAGGATATCTTATTTTAGGAAAATATTCCACCAAAGAAAAAGCCATGAAAGTACTGGATATGATTCAGGAAGCATATGGAGATTCAGAATACACAAAATATGTAATTCCAGAAGTATGTAGGATATTAAGTATGAAGCCAAAAACGGAAGAAAACAAAGCACATGCGGGAGAACTTGGAGAAATGCTCAAAAATGGAATGACGTTCCAGATGCCAGAGGATAGTGAGGTAGAAGCATGAAGTACAGAAAGAAGCCAGTTGTAATTGATGCAGTACAGTGGACTGGTACAAATCATCGAGAAATGTTCGATTTTCTGACGGACTATCAGTGTACGGACCAGTACATTCCGGCAGAAGGTAAGAATTTCTATATTGACCATCGGAAGGTTCCGGGCGGATTAGTAATCAAAACGCTAGAGGGTGAACATCTGGCAAATATTGGTGATTATATCATCCGTGGTGTTCACGGTGAATTTTATCCGTGTAAGCCAGATATATTCAGAGAAACTTATGAGGATGTGGAAGAATGAAAAGATCTGAAACAACAAAATTTCTTAGTCAATTGCTGGAAAAAAGCTGTTTTTCTGGCCCAGGTAAATACTGGGATATAGATGGCTCGTGTGGAAGCATGATTAAATACTGCGATATGAGTGCAGGAGAACTGTTTGGAAAAGTGTTATGGGACAGCACTATTAAGAAATCAGATATTGATATCTACGGCTGTGATGCGAACCTTTCTGCTGGTCAATGCCACTGACCAAAGATTATATCGACAGGTGCGAAATGGAAGTAGTTGGCAACATTTTCGACAATAAAGAATTATTACAGGAGAGGTGAAGTAGATGGAGAGATTAACGCAAAGAGAAAACGATAAACTTATACTGGTAAAACAGGATAATGGAGAGTATATACCTGCTTATTGGGATGAAGATAATTTTAAAGCAATTAAAAAACTTGCCACTTACGAAGACTTAGAAGAACAGGGCTTGCTTGTGAGATTGCTGTGTAAGGTTGGGGATACGGTATATGTTCCGACAAGAAATTTTGTTTCAGAATTGAGAATCACGATGGTTTCAGTTGATATGCACGGAGCCTATTTTAGTTGGATGTTAAATAGCGGAATTTATCCTAATCTTGATGGATTTTCGAAAAGTAAGCTTGGCAAAACAGTATTCCTTACTCGTGAAGAAGCTGAGAAGAAGTTGGAGGAGATGAAAGCTAATGATTAAAGTACTGAATACCATTAATACTAGACTGATTCCTATACCGGTTTTACAGGACGTAAAAAGTAGAATCTCTGATTGGCTTGCATCCGGCGGGAAAGAAACCGATCCTTACATTCAGCGGCAAATTGATTATCTGAAAGCTGTTGAAAAAGCAACATTGGATGAAAAAAATATCGTATAAGTGGAATTGGAGGAGATGAAGAAGAATGATTGAAGCAATAAAAGAAATTTTTACGATGGTGGGAATGTGTGTAGTTGCTGTTACTATTTACGGATTACTTTGCGCAACAATCAATAAATTCAACAGATGGCGCAAGAATGGATGCAAAATCAAGCGTCTCTGCAAACCGCATAAATACAAATTAGTTTGGTATCAGTTGGATACTGAGAAAGCTATTTTGGAATGCGAGAAATGTGAAAAAAGAAAACAAGTATTCATTGATTACGATTCCATTAAGAAGGAATTTAATTTGGAGGATTAACATGAAACCGGAAAAAGCAATTGAAATTTTACAGGAACGCATTGATTTAATCAAACAGGACTATCCGGCTGTAAAAGACCTTGCGGAATATCTTGAAGCATTGGAAGTTGCGGTTAAAGCATTGAAAAAACAGATTCCAAAAAAGGTTTTATACGAAGATGTCGGATATGACTGTCATCATGACGAAAATCTGTACGCCTGTATATGTCCATCGTGCGAACTGCATATTATTGAATTTTCAGATAACGATGTAGACTTTAGATGTGATAGTGATAGCCCGGAAGATATGTTTCATTCCAGTATGATACATCATGCTTATATTGGAATGAATAATTATTGCAATAGATGCGGGCAGAAATTAGATTGGAGCGAGAAAGATGATTTACATAATTAACACAGATATTATTTCAAAAAGCATTGAGCATTTTGGGAAAGAAGTAGAAAGGATGGAAAAAGAATGAATAAGAAAGAAATCGCAGAGATCAAGAAACAATTTACACCAGCCAATTGTGCAATCACACGCATTTGCGGTTGTTATGTGGATGCAGAAAAGAACAAGAAAACTAAAATTAAAGAAGCTTTCCTTTCCATTCCAGAGGAAGAAATGTTTAAGTATTTTGACATTTTCAAGAAAACCATGTCTGGTAGAC